TAAAATCTTGTATTAAAAAAATTATGAAAGAAACTAAAAACGTACTCAAGGTAAAAGATTGGTGATTAATAAAAATTTTCCTGAGAAAATCAGCCTCACTTCGGTGGGGCTTTTTTTTTGCAAAATAGTGTGTATATTGAAAGCACGGTTAAACAAAAGGTTTGAAAATGAATAAAGTTAAAAATTTAGTGGGAAGGCCTAAGTTCGAAATCAGCGAAGATGTCCTAAGTAAGACAGAAAACCTCATGGCTAAGGGTTTAACGAAGGAACAGTGTGCTGGAATGTTAGGTGTTTCAGTGTCAACTTTCATGCTTCATCAGGCAGAAAATTCAGAATTTTCGGAAGCTATAAAAAGGGGGCAAGCCAGTGGCATTGATCAGGTTACCAATGCACTCTTTGAAAATGCTACTGTGGGAAAAGATAACACTGCCATTATCTTCTACTTGAAGAACAGGGCAGGATGGGTGGACAAACAGGAAATTCAGTCAACTGTCGAGCAGAGACATGTCATAGATTTAACAAGGATACCAGATGACCAACTTGAATCAATTGAAAATGCATTTAGCAGGCTTGACGTTGGAGCAAGTGAGGGCGGAGAAGTATCGGAGATCATTGAGGGAGTTTACGAAGGCTAGTTGGCCGTCTATCGAGCCTGCTCAACCTTTCATAAACAACTGGCATATCGATGCAATCTCTGATCACCTACAGGCTGTTGTGGAAGGTGATATCAAACGTCTGATTATAAATGTTCCCCCAAGACACATGAAATCTATTTCTGTGGCCGTGGCACTGCCTGCTTGGACTTGGACGAAGCAACCTGACAAAAAGTTCCTCTATGCCTCTTACGCAAGCTCTCTGTCGGTCAGGGATAGCGTTAAGTGTCGTAGGTTGATCGACAGTAACTGGTATCAAGATCATTTTGGCGATGCATTTGATTTAACCTCTGACCAAAACCAAAAGCAACGCTTTGAGAACAATAAGACTGGTGCGAGGATTGCAACATCGGTTGACGGGGCGTTAACTGGTGAGGGTGGTGATATAATTATCATTGATGACCCACATAATGTGAGGGAGAGTGATTCTTCGCTTGTCAGGCAGGGTGTACTGGACTGGTGGGATCAGGCGATGCAAACCAGACTGAACGACCCCAGAACTGGTGCATTTATTATTATCATGCAGAGAGTACATGAGAATGACTTAGCAGGTCACATTTTAGCTAACGACCTTGGCCAAGAATGGGATCACTTATGTTTGCCTGCTCGATATGAGATAGGCCACCCAACGCCAACGATATCAACACTAGGCTTTGCTGATCCCAGAACTAAAGAGGGAGAATTACTCTGGCCAGAGAGAGTAGATAAGAAAACACTAGACAGTCTAGAGAAATCACTTGGAAGTTACGCAAGTGCAGGTCAGCTACAGCAGAGGCCATCCCCGAAGGGTGGTGGAATCTTAAAGGCCAAGTGGTGGGTTCCTTGGGAGAGCCAAGACTTGCCGTCGAACATCGAGTACGTCATTCAGAGTTACGATACTGCATTCAGCACTAAGGAAACCGCAGACTACTCAGCTAGGACAACGTGGGGCGTGTTTAGACATGACGGCATGATGAACATCATGGTTCTTGATATGTGGTACGACAGGGTCAGCTATCCTGACCTAAGACGCATTGCCCAAGATTCATATGAGGAGTGGGAGCCTGACGCAGTGTTGATCGAGAAGAAGGCTTCAGGTCAATCTTTATTACAAGATTTACGCATGGCAGGAATACCTGTATTGGAATATTTACCTGACCGTGATAAGCAAGCCAGAGCGCACGCAAGTTCCGCATTGTTAGAAGATGGAAGAATCTACTATCCTTTTGACAAGAAGTGGGCTAAAGATTTAATTGACATTTGTTCAGCATTTCCTGCTGGAGATAATGACGACATAGTTGACACATGTACTCAAGCATGGCTAAGATTGAGAAAAGGTTGGTTTGTCAGCCACACTAACGATTACGAAGATGACGAATTTGTTGAAACAAGGAGGATGACTCTGTATGGCTAGGTCACCAATTTCACTCACTGAAAAGTTAGCACCATTTGCGGAAGCGACTCCAGCGGATAATTTCCAAGTTGAAGAAATATCAGACGAAGAGGTTCTGGTCGGAGATCCAGAATTAGACGATGGCATGATGGATGAGCCTGAGAATGAATTTGATTCCAATCTAGTAGAATCAATTGATGCTCAAGATTTATCCAGAAAAGGTCAGACGCTTATTTCTTATTATGAATCAGATAAGGAATCTCGATCTGAATGGGAAGAGCGATACAAAGATGGATTGAAGACTGTTGACCCTGACGGTGGCATGGATGAATCAGAAGATGAACGTGCGGCCCGTGGTTTATCTACAGTAGTCCACCCGATGATAGCTGAGGCGGCAACACAGTTTAACGCCAGAGCAATTGCAGAGCTATACCCATCTGGAGGCCCAGTAAAAACTGTTATTGTTGGCGATCCGAATCAAGAGCTAGAAGACCAGTCAAGACGTGTCAGAGAATTTATGAATTACCAGATTACTCAGGAGATGCCTGAGTATTTCCCAGACTTAGACCAAATGCTATTCCACCTGCCTTTGGTTGGTCAGACCTTCAAAAAGGTTTGGTGGGATGCGAATATGGGAAGGCAGTGCGCTCAGTTTGTAAAGGCTGAAGACTTTGTTGTAGCTCCAGAGAGCAGAGACTTGTATACATCACCAAGGTATACTCAGGTTATTAGAATACCGAAGAATGATTACAACCGCTACGTTCAGTCTGGCTATTATCTTCCTGTTGAGTTTCACGGGAATGACATAGATCCATCTGGCGATACGATAGGCGAGATCGAGGGCATTGATCAGTACGGTGATACTCAGCAAGATGAAGTTGTTACATTGCTGGAAATGCATGTCTACGAGAAGTTTGACGGTGTTAGTGATTACGAGGACGACGACGAGGCTGACGAGAATTTAGTACACTTCCCATATGTCGTCACGATTGATTATGATAATCAGTCGATTGTCAGTGTCAGGAGAAACTGGAGAGAAGACGACGAACGCAAACTTAGGAGAGATTGGTTTGTCTCTTACAAGTTCTTACCAGGATTAGGCTTTATGGGTTTTGGCCTGTACCACTTAATTGGTGGATTAGGAAAAGCGGCAACTGGCTCATTGAGGGCGTTACTAGATTCAGCGGCATTCGCAAATATGCAAGGTGGATTTAAGTTAAGAGGTCGAGTTTCAGGTGGCGAAGTTCAGGTTAATCCTGGCGAGTTCGTAGACTTAGACGCAACGGTTGACGATGTTAATAAAGCAATTATGCCATTGCCATTTAAGGAGCCAAGTCAGTCGCTCTTTAATTTGCTTGGATTTATTGTTCAGGCAGGACAGCGATTTGCTAGTACGGCTGATTTAAATGTTGGGGATGTAAACCCAAATGCGCCTGTTGGTTCGACGCTGGCTTTGATAGAGCAAGGTAGTAAGGCTTTTTCAGCCATTCACAAGAGGTTGCATTACGCTCAAGGTCAAGAGTTCAAATTACTTGCGGCACTTAACGCAGAGAACCTTCCTGAGTCGTTTACATTTTCGTTATCAGGCAGAAGCGAACAGATTTTCGCGGCTGACTTTAACGATCGCATTGACATCCTCCCTGTCAGTGACCCCAACATATTTTCAACTGCTCAGAGGATTGCTCAGGCTCAGGCTATTTTACAGATGGCTCAGTCAGCACCTCAGTTCCATAATTTATATAATGCGTATAAGCGGATGTATGAGGCGATACGCATACCCAACATTGACGAGATACTGAAGAAACCTGAAGAGGCTGTTCAGATGGATCCGATTGATGAGAATATGTCAGTTATGTATGGCAAGCCAATTCGTGCGTTTCCTGAGCAAGACCATGATTCTCACATTGCTGTCCATATACAGTTTATGCAAGATCCATCTCTGGGCGGCAATCCAGGAGCGGCTCCGATGCAACCTGTGTTAGTTGCTCACATTGCAGAGCATATTGCGTTACTTTACAGAGTTCGTATGGAGGCTGGTATTGGTATGGAAATGCCGCCAATGCCTGACTTTAAAGATCCAGACTTTACATTTGATGATGTGAACCCTGAATTAGACAGGTTAATTAGCCAGAGGGCGGCTCAAGTTGTACAGGCATCGCCTCAAATGCAACCAATTCCTGCTTTACAGGCGGCTATGCAACAAGGTCAGCAACAGGGTGATCCACTGCAATACGCACAACAGCTTGCACAATTAGAGACTGAGGCATTAAAAGCTAGAACTCAATCGCAGATACAAGCAGATCAGGCTAAAGCGCAATCAAATATCCAGATTAAACAGGCAGAAGCACAACAGAAAATGCAAATCGAGCAGGTTAAGGCTCAGGCTGACCTACAGGCCAAGGTAGCGAAGTTGGAGACTGAATTACAGTTAGAACGTGAGAAAAACGCGGCTGAGATTCAGTTAGAGCGAGAGAAGAATGCGGCAGAGCTACAGATGGAGGCAATGAAGAACAATGGCATATGATATGTTGGCCTCTATAGCACCGATTAATCCGCAGGCATTTGGCCCTATTGTACAGCAGGGTCAGCCTCCACAGGGCGGAAGGCCACAAGGCCAACCTCCACAGCAAGGTGGAGATGTAATGACGCAATATTTAATGAATAAAGTCGCTGAGATTAGAGGCGACAGAGGTCAGGGCGCATTAGGAGGCGTTATGGCATCTATGGCTCAACCGCAAGTAAGAAGAGGATAGTTTTATGTGTTTTGGTGGTAAAGGTGGTGGTGGACATCAAGGTGGCGGATCAAGTCAAGAAGATGGTGAGGTAAGAAAAGCCCACAAAGAAGCAGGGATTCCAGCGGCTGAGACAAGACGTTACTTTAGAGAGAAAGAAAACCCAGCGCATATGAGAAACAAAAATGCGGCTGGCGGCAATACATCTGTTTCGCATTCTAGGGATGAAGGTGGAAACTTAGTGGCGAAACAAGTTGATTATGGTCAGGGAAGTTTTGCTCCACCTCAAGGCGTTAGGGAGGGTGACCAAAGTCTAGCTATGAACCAACAAAAAACAATTCGTAGAGATTTTATAAGAGATAATAAATTTTTACCTGACCGAAGCTCATTAAGTGACAACTTAGTTGCTCAGAATTTAAGTAGAACTGAGAAATACAAAACTACGTCCGATCAATTTAGAGGTAAAACACCTGGAGAAATAGAGGCTATCAGAGCGGCAAATAGGGCTAAAGATCCTACTGACTTAGATGGCGATGGGAGTAGGCTTACATCTACTGATAATAATTTTGTTGTTTACGGCATTGGCACGACGACAAACCCTGACGGGAGTATGAAGGGCGATGGCGCACAGCCTGCTATTTATGACCCAAATTTACCAGAAGGTTACCGAGGTATTCCACAGGTAGACCCTAATAGAAAGTCAGACAAAAATCTAACTATGTTTGGTAAAGCTATGAGGACGGTAGGTAAGCCAGTGATTGGTGCGTTATTACCAGGTGCAGGTGCGTTGATGTTAGCTGATAGATTTAGCGATAAGATTCCAAGTTTTTTAACTGGGGGCGATGCGCCTGGCAGTGCTAATGATCAGGCTCTATTGCGTCAAGAAGAACAAAGATCTGCGTTTCCTGTACCAATAAATTCAAAAGTTGCACCACCAACTAGAGAATTTAAGTCATATGTGGATTCAAGGAATTTAAATCTGGGTTCACTGGGTGGCATTAGTCCAGAGACAAATAATATTGGCGCAAGTTCGGCTACAGCATTAAGTTCGATGGGTGGAGCAGAGACTGACCTAGCAATTAGCACATTACCTAATCGCCCACAATTACGTCCAAAAATTATGGCAAACAATCTTGATGATGCTAATAAATATGGGGAAACAATTACAGTAGATGGTTACCCGAAAAAATATGCACAAACAGTGCCAGTTTCAACGTATTTTAGAATGAATGACCCATTTGGAGATTATAATGATGATAATTTTGATCAGGTAATGCCTCCATCAGACGAGCCAGAGACAAGTTCATCATCACCATATTTTAATTATACAGAATGGACACCAAGTGATCCAACATATTTAGGTACAAGTTCTTACGGTGGTAAATGGTCAACTGGTGCTTCAGGTGTTGCAAGCACTGCTCCCACAGGAATATACAGTGATGGTGGGGCATCAGCGCAAGTCCTAACAGATTTCTACAATGATAAGACAGGACAATATTACACGGCTCCTAATGCTGGCTTTTACGCTGAAGCAGGATCTAACTGGAAACGAGGAAGACCTACCTCCTCATACGCATAGAAGGAATAAAACAATGGCAATGACAAAAGAGCAATTACTAGAGCAAATGGAAATGGATCAAATGATTGCCGAAGCTGAAATGGCTGGTGATCCATATATTCAAGATGATCGTGTTCAGCTTTCAGCAGGGCCAGAAGGAACTGGCGATAATATGTACAGAGATATGGGTGCAATAGATCCGAGCCAGATGAATACAGGCGCAGGAGATATGGGGGGCATTGAGCCAGAAAACATAAGCAACGAAGAGCTTATGATGGCCGAAGAGTTTATGAACTCCTTACCTCCCGAAGAGAAGAAAGGTTTTATGGATTTGTTTATGGCAAAACCAAGAGAGGCACTAAATGCTGTTATGGATACTTTAAGACAAGTGTTTGATCGTGAAGAAGAGGAAGGTTATGTTCCTGATCAATACATTAGTTACGATTCTGAAGGTAACGCCACGATTGGACAGCGTAGTATAGCCAAGTCTAGTGGGCCTGCTACAGATTTTAGAGGAACAGATCTTTATTCTGACTATAGGTCATACCCAGATACAGTAAGAGGACGAGATAATATAAAAAGAAGAATTGATATGGATATGGGGCAACCAGTAGTACCTAGAAGAATTGTCGATGGAGGTGAATACGAAGACTATAATGATCCAGAGAACGATGCTATTTTCGACCGAGGAAAGCTAGAAAGAGGACGTTTTCAAAGTCAAGATCGTACTGCAAAAATGATTGGTAGGGAAGAATTGAAAAAAAGAATGATGGATTCTTATTATGATGAAAATCGCCCTCCAAATTTTGGAAGATTAGAAAGTGATGCTCGTAGAGGCGTGTTGAATAAACTTGATAGGTAAGATGTGTAATATAATTAATAAAGGAGAATAAAATGGCTGAAGTAAATGTAGAGAACATGGAAGAGAATGCACAGCTCTTCGAAGAGAAAATGGGCTTTGCTCATACTGCGGATGGTTTGCAAATGACTGACGATCAGCTTGTGAACTTCCTATTGCTCTGTCACCATGACCAGTACAACATGTCTGACGACGAGGAGTACGAAGAGGAAGACATGGATGAAGGCAAGGACGTTAAGGTCAAGGTAATGAAACTTGGCGGTGGCGATGTGCATGAAATGATGAATAAGATTCTTGGTGGGTAATGCCAGTTAAGAAGGTTAAGGGCGGTTACCGATGGGGCAACTCAGGTAAGGTCTACAAAACGAAGAAGCAAGCAGAGCGTCAGGGCAAAGCTATATATGCCTCTGGCTATAAACCAAAAGGAAGGAATACAACATGAAATGGATTATGAACAGACTATCTGAGCCGTCATCTTGGGGTGCTATTGGCGTTGGTGTAATTGCTGTAGGAACAATAGTAGGCATCGGTGAGTTGGTTTTCGTCGGGTTGGGTTGTGCCATCCTTGGACTAATTCTCTCAGAAGAAGCCAAAAAATAAAATGGGTGTATTAGATGAGGCTGTCAAGTTAGGTAAAGCAGGATACGGTGTTTTAAGTGACGCAATAGGTGGCCGTGCTAGGTCTAGGATTCGCAATCTAGACGACACAATTGAGGTAAACCCTCCTCAGTCTTTAGACATGTATGGAAAGACTTCAGGATCCGACCCAAGGTTTCTTGGTGCGGCTCCTGATAGAACTGACTTAACATTCCTAAGATACAAACCTAAAAACACAAGCGATAGAATGATAACATCTCTTGAATCTATGAGAAATCCTGACAATCCAGCACGAATAGCGTTAATGAAAGATATTGCGCGTGGAGAAGAGTTAGGCGGCAATGATTGGTACAATACTGAAGAGCTTAGAGATTGGTTCGTAAAAGAATTAGGGCAAAAGCAAGGTGACGCTGAATGGCGAGAAGTAATGTATTTAATGGGTACGACCAGTCCAGGCTCAAATGTAATGGCAAATATAGGCAACATGTCTGCGGTCAGGAAGCGTCTTATCTCAAGAGGTTCTAACGAAAAAGAAGCTGATGAATACATTAGTAAACTTATGGAAGTTAAAAAACTTCAAGATGCATTCCCATTAGCAAAAACTAGAGAAAAAGGATACGGTCATAAAACAGGTGGATTACAGGAATTAAATACTGCAAAATACATTCAAGGTGAGTATGGAGGGCTACCTGAACCAGATGTAGCGTTAGCAAAATCTAGCTTGGTCAAAAATCCAAAACCAAAAGGCTTTATTAATAGTTTACTTGGTGGAAAAACAAATATAGCGGCAGATCTTCATTTCACAAGATACATGGCAATGGCATCAAAACATCCTGATTGGTTAAATACATCAGATGATGTTGGAATTGAATTTATGCAAAATGTATTAAGGACTTTTCCAGATTCTAAAGAATATTTTAAAATTCGTACATTTGAAGGAAAAGATGGAGTTACGCAAAAAATACCTAGTTTTAACTTTAAGAAAGCCGCTAAAGATGGAGCTATTGATCTTAATGTATCTATATCCAAAAACGGTGAGACTATTTCGGATTATCCTAAAGCATGGGCATCAATGCCGAATGATAATGAGTATGGGGCTTTTGAAAGTTTTATAAAAGAGATTGCCGATGAATTAGGTCAAACACCTTCTCAAGTTCAGGCAAATATGTGGATGGGAGCCGCAGATAGAACTGGTGTGGCTGAAAGTAGCCAAGGTACTTTTATGGAGTTAATTAAAACAAGGGCTAAATCAAGGGCGATAAAAGAAAATAAAAGTCCAAACGAAATTTTACAAAATTTTATTAGAGATGGTGGTCTATTGTCAGTAGCACCCATAGCCGCCACAGGAGGCGCGTTAGCTTTATTGCCTGAAGATGGAAGACCTCAGTAATGTCGAAGACTAGAAAAAATATATTTACTGCTTTAGCAAGCAAATTTGGCGTACTTGGAGATGCAATAA